TTCATTAAGTTTTATTAAGTTATTTAAGCTAAATAGTCTGTCGCCCTCAAATATAATGTTTCTTTGTACCATTGAAATATATTGTAAGAATTGCTTGTTTACACCCATAGATAGTCTGTCTGTTCCAAGAAATGTATTGTTTTGATTGTATAGTCCTAGCAATGCTATGTTGTTTTCTTTATCGTAGTGTCCTTTTACTAAACCATACTCAAAGTTTATTTTAGGCATTTTATCGTATATCTTTTTTACAAGTGTAGTTTTTCCTGTGGCTGGAACTCCACCAATAGCTACGCATTTCATAATTGTCTATTAAAACTCCCTGTATCTAAAAACTGACTGTATAGTTGTGGCTTGATTTGTATGTTTGAGTAAAGTGTAGGATGTAGAGTTTCTGTTCTTGCTTGCCAAAATACACCCCATTCAATACCATACCAACCATCTTCTTGTACTTGTGATATTTCTTGTGCTTGTCTATCAAGATAATAACCTAAATATCTACCTTGTTTTTTTCTAAAAATTTTTTTGAAAGAACATAATGCAGTTTCCATAGTATATGCGTTGCTATTTAGTTTGTATTTAGTTCTTATTGTGTTCTGTATTTGTCTTGCTTTTGTTTCTAAATGTTCAATCTGGGTTTTATCAAGTTTTTTATCAATCCAATCATCAAGTCCTAATGCATAACACAATCCATTTCTGTGTGATTTGCTACCACCATAATCATCAAGTTTTAATGTATCAGGAGTCAAGTCAAGACCTACGCATTCATGCAATGTTTGTAAATAAAACCAAGTAGAGTATCTGCCAAATTTATATAAATTTTTAATAACACTATTCCATACCTTATCAAATGTTTTTAGTTCTGCAAACTTATCTATTTGTGGCTTATTACCTATCCATTCTTTGTAACTCTCAAATTGTTGTGGCAAATAACCTTTATTGTATTTAGTATCTGTTTGATACCTTAACCTTTTATAGTTTTCGTTATTCCATTGTTTTAATCTTTCTAACCCTACTAACTCAAAGTCTGGAAATTCATTCCATATAATCCAAGCAGTAGGTAAATGATATGTTGTGCCATATATCCAAGCAATCCATAGTTTTTGTTCTAGGTTGTGTTCATATCTATTAAATAAATAGTTAAGTAGCCATATAGGTGGATCACAATCTTTGTATTGTAAAGACCAAGCATACCATCGTAAAAATGCTTTAGTTCTATTTTGTGTTTTTCGATAATCCATATAAATGTGGTCTAAACCAATACTCGCCTACTTTTTTTATAGCTTGATATGTTTCTAGTATTTTTTTTTGAGATAGTTGTAGTGTTTCTACATCTTCTTCTCGCAATTTCATTCTTACCTTTTTATCAGGTAAAGCTACACTAGGATTATTTAATGCATACTCTCTAAAATCTACTTGTTCATTGATGCTCCTTTTTAATGGTTGATCTGATCTTAAACTACCTTGTTTATCTACTGCCCAAAACACAAGACCATTTCTCATATGCCAAGTAACTGAACTAGGTGTACAAGATAGCTTTATTCTATGCATACCCGCATCGTACCAAAATTCAACAAACCTTGACCATATTTCTGTCGCATATCCTTTTTTTTCTTGTCCTTGAATTGTTACTATTTCGTAAAGGTTAATATATTTTGTTTTATCACTTGTGGTTGCAAAAATAACACTTACAAGTTGATCATCTTTGTAAAGTCCAAATGGTGCATTAGATTGATAGTTGTTAAATCTATACCAAAGACTATGACTTTGTTGTAAAAACTTTGTATTAGCACCACTAGGCGAGTTAAATATTGCCTTTTGTATATCTGTTTCTTTTAAAAATCTAATCACTGCAAATCTGTTTTACTTTGCCTTATTAAATTTGTACTAAATTTACCATCTATCTTATACTCTACACAACTATCAGTTTTTAAAATGTGTTCAAAACCTGACCTTTCTAAAATGTTTTTTGTACTTGCTATGTATATATCGTTATCTGTTGAGTAGTATAGTGGTCTTTGTTCGTTTCTAAAAAACAAAATTGTAGGTTTGTGTGTCATATCAAGTATGATTGTAGCCATTGAGCCATCTAGTTGTAATGGGTGTTTTTTATTTTCATAACTTCTTAATACTATTTCACTATCATTTTTAGTAACAAAATCGTACCCATATGTATTTTTCCATGTGTCAGGGTGTTCTTGTGATATAACTCCATTATGAACAATAGCTATGTTATCTGTTTTTATAGGTTGATTGTAGTTTAAGTCTGATGTTGAGTACCTAGCATGACCAATAATCATATTTGTATCTATGTTTTTAAATGCTAAAAAATTAGCAGACTCGTCTATTATTCTATATGCTAACTTACCATTGTTGTTCCAAGCAATACCTGATGCGTGTTTGCCTCTTATCATAGATTGTACCATTACTTTTTGAAACAAGTCTAAATCTACTTTTGTTTTAGAAAATGCACCTACAACTGCACACATTATTTATTTAAGCCTTTACGATCTATTAGTCTTTTTGCTATTTCTTGTTCTTCTTGTGCAGATTTACAATTAATCATATTCTTTCTGTAATAGCATACTACACTTATTCTTTCATACTTACCTTTAGCTTTTATTTCTGTATTGCCATGAAATTCGTGTACATCAAAAAAACAAACATCGCCACTTCTAACATCAAAACCTATTTTATATTTAGGCATAATTGTATAGCCACCCTCGTAATTACCAGCTTGTAATACTCCAAGATTACCAAATCCCTCTTTTAAATCTCCTTTGTCTGTATGTATAGCAGTTCTAAAATTCTTGTTGATTGTAATAGTAGTAAAAACTGTACCTTTTATATAAAAATCTTGGCTTGTTTTTTTAACCATATCCTCTTGTGCTTTGTATCTTTCAGGACATACATCTTTAAATATATCATTAATGTATTTAATGTAAGGATAGCCTTTTTTAAATTTATCAAACTTTTGTTCATTAAACATAGTCTGTCTGCAATATGGAAACCTTACTTGTCTATCAAAGAATCCAGCAATACCACTATCAACTTGTTGAAATGCACTATGAAACCTAGATATTGTTCCATCTTTTTTAATTTTAAATCCTCTAGTCTTTCCTGTAGTTTTTTCTGGTACAAGTTCGCCTTTATCATTGTACTTTAAGTTCATAGTATTAGTGTTTTTTCTATCAGGTGGTACTCCACCAGCACTACCTCTGTTGCCACCTTTTGCAGTAGCAGTTCTTAAGTTTTTGTAGGCTTGTTCACATATACTTGCTGGAATTACATTTTTTCTAAAAAAAAATAAAGGACTACCATCTTCTTTATAGCCATCGCAATCATAGTCTATAATTTGATCGTAGTGATGATCTTGTATAAAATAACCCTCAAGTTTTTTTATTTCTTGATCTGTATATTTAGCTTTTGCTGTTATTGTACGCATTTTTAATTACTGTATATACTGTGTCAGTTAAATTGTCAGTACCTAATTGTGTTTGTAGTTCTTGACACCATAGTTTAAAATCCTTTTCAGTTTCAGTATTTAAAAATAATTGTACCATCTTGACATGTGTAACTTCCATGCCATCAGGAAAATCAACATTAAAGTTTTCTTTTAAATCTTTTGTATTTTGTACAAAGCCTAGTTCTTTATCATTTGCTAGGTTTTCTAGCTCTGTTAAATTAAATCCTGTTAACTGTAAATCAAAGTTATCATCTTTTAATATATTTAACTCTGATGCTAATAGTTTATTAGACCATTTAGATTCCTCGCCACTACGATTATCCATAATACGATATGCCATAGCTTGACCTTTAGGAAATTCTTTTTTTACTACAAAGACCTTTGCTTTACCAAGTTGCTTTAGTGCTTTCCAACGAGTATGTCCTACAACTATTACATTGTCGTTATCTACTACAATAGGTTGATTGTTACCAAATTCTCTAATAGAGTTCATAACTTTTTGTACAGACTCCATTGGTATCTCTCTAGGGTTGTTTTTGTATGGTTTAATTAAATCAATATCAACTTCTTCAACTTTCATAATAATATCCTTTTCATTTCTTTTACACAGCCGATAGGAAATACATTTCTATCACTAAACTGTTCTTCGTTTTCATCATAACTTGCAAAAGTTTTCAAGTACTTTTTATCTTTACTATATACATAGCCAGTTGTATTCATTTCTGCTGGTTTCATGTTATTAAATTCTTGTGCAGTACAATGCCCACTATCACCCAAAATATCAAGCCACTTTATAGAGTAAAAATAATATTTCTTTTTGTTAATTGTAATATTTCTATATTTTGACTTTTTATTTTGTTTCATTGTTTTGTTTCTACATCTGACTCAATTATTGCTTGATAAAGTTCTAACCTTGCTTTTAACCTACGATTCTCTAAAGCTAAAGCTATTATTCTTCTACGAGCATACTTAAATATCCTTAAAATTGATTTCATTCCACCCTATGTATAATATGGTCTTTATCATACTTATCTATTTTATACTCAATTCCATCTTTTTTAAAGTAATCAAAATTTGCCTCTGTATGTCTAAATACATAGCCTAGCTTTTCCATTTTTTGTACAATAGTTATTGATTCTTCTCGTTTTTCGTCGTTTTCCCATCTTCTTTGAGATAGCCATGTGCTGAAATGTGGCACAAACTTGTCCTCAATTCCTTTTTGTTGTGCATTGTAAATTGTAGCTATTTCATCAGATGAAAGTATATCTCCTACGGTACACCCTGTATGTTTATCAAGTTTCCAATATTCTTGAAATGCCTTAAATTTCGAGCCTCTTCTAATCTCTAATTTCTTCCATAGTTCTTCAAAGTGTTCGTCATATATCTTATTAGGTTTAGGATTAGGATTAGGATTAGGAGTTAAACTTTTGCCATTGGCAGAATGTCTAATCATTGCTCCTTTCTTCCCAGCCATAGACCTTTTCTTGTATTTATCTGTAAGATATTCATGTTCTTGCACAAGTCTTTTATGTGTAAAAATAAAGTCATCATTCTTTTTATCAACTATAAAAAACTCTCTTAAAACCTCCATAACTGCTATTTCGCATTCTTTTGTTTTACATTGACAAATTCTCATTGCATCAATTTCTCTAAAAGGTTTTGTATTTTTAGTCCAAGCAAAGCACAACAATCTAATGTAAATGCCTACTGCCTCGTTTGTTAAGTGTACTGTTTCAGCACTAAATGTATCTGTAAATAGTTGCAATGCATGAAACTTATTTATTTCCCTTTCCATAAAATATATCCGTCCTTTCTAATTGTTCTAGTTTTATGTTTGTTTCTTTGAGTAATTGCTTTTCAGTACCATACAAATGCTCAAAGCCTGATTTGTTTAAATGGATAGAGTTCCTACCCATATTGTGATGAAGTGGACACAATGGTATCGTATCATCATGGCTCGGTCTTAATGATAGTCCTGTATGACTTCGTATATGATGTATTACAGGCTCACTTTCCTTACCATACTTTGCACAAGCTACACATCCAATTTGTTTTAGCTTGTCAAATCTTATCTTATCTTTTTTTTTCATAAAGAATAATTAATTTCTTACCATCAAAATAGTATCCATTAACTTTTCTTTGGTTTCTTTTTTTCATCTTTTTTTTCTTTTTTGCCATAATCTTTATAAACAGGATTATCAGTAACAATCCTACCTCTAAAACTATCTACAAACTTACAATGTTCTTGCCACTCTTTTTTATTCATCAACAACCTTTCTTATTTCATCACAATGTAATTTTATCTTGTTAAGTTCTTCTGTAATCTTAACTTGATAGATTGTATTTTTTGCTACATCATCAACCTCTACTAATTGATTAAGTCGTATCATTCTTAACAATCTTTTAAATGCTCTTCTAACATGCATATCAGACATATCAGAAACCATAAGCCATTGATTTTTTGACCTAGAAAAATAATGTTCTTCTGGAGTAGGTTGTTGAGTTTCATCGTCTTTAGGTATATCTAAAAAGTCATTACTCATAAAAGTTTCTCCTGATTTGGATTATTATCTTTATAAGGTTTCCATTCAAAATCTACAAGTCTATATTTTTTACCATTAAATTTGCTAGTAAAACTTTGATCTGTATAGCTTTTTGCAGATTTTAATTTGTCATAAGGAATCCACATATATTCTTTACCATGTGTTATGCCTAATGATTCTTTTTTGCGTAAGCATTTTTTATAAATGTAATCTCTTACACTTACCTTTCCTAACCATATTTTATCTACTTGAACTTTGATCATTTTCGATTTCCATTTCTTTAGTTAATATTAATGGCTCTTCCGTTCTTGAAACATCCATAACGCAAGATGTTGAAACACCATCTAAATAAAAATACAAAATTGATACTTTTAATGTATCTGCAATTTGTTTTAAGTTAAATGGATTTGTACCATTAGAGCCTTTCTCATACTTTTGTACTTGCTGAAAAGTAACTCCAATTTTTTTTGCTAACCAAGATTGAGTTTTCTTTAACTCTAATCTTCTTGACTTGATTTTTTGTCCAACAGATAGATTGAACTGCTTGTGTTCTTCGTTTAGCATAATTGCTCCTGTGTTTGTTTGATTGTTAAGTGGTGGGAAATCGGAAACCCACCACCATTAACTAGAAAGGGAAGAAAAAGATTTTGATTCGATATTTCTTCAGTCATATTTTTATCCGATTATTTGATTTGATGCTACTATAAAATAAGTTGTAATCGTTTTAAGTGTAATAATTTAGCCTATTATGTGTTTTTGGCTAAATACAGGCTTTTTTGTGTTTAAATAAGTTTTTGCTTTTTATGTCAAATTTGCGATAGTACTCTTGACTACGTATAAATCGGAACTCGTCGTTAAACATATAAAATCCGTTTTCAGAGCAGTTGGCGTTAATTTTAAGTTTTGACCTAGAGTTCTTGTTCGATAAAAATGGCTTCCAAACCCATTCTGGCAATAGCAAGAAAAGTTCTTTAATCAACTGAAGTCCTCACAAAGTGCTGGGTAATTCCTACGATGTAGTCAAGTAATGGCGAAACAAATACAATTTGTCTAGTTATCGTGATGGATAACTACTGATGATGCCAGTCGCATTAATTATAACTAGGAGGAAATCATGAAAAAAGGTCATGATGTAAAAGAAATGCTTAACAATATCAATGAAGATACAAAAAACAAGAGAGATTATCTTGTTGATATGAAAGGCATAAACATAACTGAAAACAATGTTTACAGCTATCCTGATTTGGAAGTTGATCATTTATCGAAAGGAAAGTTTAATTTAACTGACCATTCTTTAAATCAGTTATGTGGCAAGTTAGAAATCGGTACACAATATTTAAGAAAATGTTTGCCAGTTTCACAACAACTTGTTGCTCACAATCTTAACTTTTGGATTAACAAAAGTAAAGATAAAGAGTTAATGTTGAGAACATATGAAGTAGATCAAGTTTATGGCTCTCAAGATACAACTCTTAAAGAAGCAAGAGCACTTTGTTCAAATCGTTACAAAAGAATTGATAACGATGTTGTAGCAAATCATTCACTTAATAAACTTATGGATTTAGGTTTAGATATTAAGTATGCTCATTACGATAGAGATACACTTAATATTACTGCCGTAAACCAAAAGCTTGAAGGCGAAGTTTATAAAGGTGATGTTGTTCAAAGTGGTATTACAATTACCAATAGTGAAATCGGTAGTGGTAGCTTAATCATTCAACCATTTATTTACAGATTAGTTTGTACAAATGGTATGGTTGCTCCAAGATACTTGAATAGATTTTATTCAAGACATGTTGGTAAAATTGTAATTGATACTACTAAAGACGATCAGTATGTAACAATTATTGACAAGATGCAGAAACAAATTGATCTTGTTAATAGCGAAGATGTGTGGACAGAAAGTTTTCAAGGATTATTACAATCAAGAAAACAAAAGGTTAACTCACATCAAATCGTAGAGTTAGCAAAGCGACATGGTGTTACTGAATCTGAAAGAGCAGATATATTCGGTAGATTAAACCACTATGTTGGCGATACTTTTACAACATCAAAGTATGAACTTGCTAATGCAATAACTAACTTGGGTAATGACGAAGATAGATCAAATTCTAGAGCTAGATTTTTTCAAGAACTAGGTGGTTTGATTGTTTTTGCTCATAACCCTATGGCAGTTAGAGTATAAATCAATAATGTGCTGGGGTGTAACAACCCCAGCAAGAAAGGTAACTATGCTTATATTTGGTAAAAGCAAAAGCGATTGGAAAGTTTTAGAACTTCACTATCGTAGAGAGTGGATATGCTTTGTACTTGGTTTTATTTTAGGTAGTTTGCTATGGTAAATTTTGACGATTCATGGCAAGACAAAAGAATAAAAGCAATGGATAGAACTATATCTAAAAACAAATTTACTCACGATTATTTAATTGATGAATATTGTGCAGTAATTAACTCAAAAGCAAAAAACAAGAAAGAGTATAAACTAGAAAGGAAACATGAAACAAATAATATACTTGTTCGTGCTGGGTTTGTGCCTGACTAACTGTGCATATAACCCAGTAATTGACACTGCTGGTCGTAGTGGTACTTTTGATAATGATAAAGCTAAAGAAATTACTAATGATTTGCAACATTGTAAAATGGTAGCAGATCAAAATAGTACTTTCTGGGGTGGCATTGTTTTCTGGGTAGAAAGTCCTACTGCTGATACGCAACACGAATCTATATATAGAAAATGTTTAATTAATCGTGGACACTCGGTTTTAAACTAGAAAGGAATGTATGGATAAAAAAGAAAAAACCAATCTATTATTAAATGGACTTGCATCTAAATTAAGAAGTGTAAAGTTAAAATCTTCTGAAAGAAACAAGCTATTAAATAATGCGATTGGTCTTAAGTTTAAGTTAATTAGACTTGAGAAAAACATAACTGCAGAAGCAGTTGTGCAAGACAATAAAGAAATGATTAGTGATGTTTATAGTTTATATAAATTTGAACAAGGGTCTTTTCATTTCGGTAAGTTATATGCATTAACTAACTATTACGATGTTGATGTTAATGACTTATTTAAATTAACAGAGAGGTAAATATGTGGAAGAAATATCCATTAGCAAATGGCATAGTCTTAAGCTATAACGATGATAAGCATATGTATTATGTCGATGATAAAAAGGTAGAGTCTGTTACAGGAATATGTGGCAGAGGAGTACCTAAACCACAACTAACTTGGTGGTTAGTCAATACACCTTTAAACGAGGTTAAAAGATTAATTAACGAAAAGTTAGATGTAGGCGAAGAACTAGATAGAGCAAAGCTAGAAAGAATATTTGCTACTGCTAAAAAGAAACCTGATACTTTTAAAGATGAGGGTGCATTAGTTGGTAGTGTTGTTCATGGTTTAGTCGAGGACTATCTAAAAGGTAAAGAAATTCCTAAACAATCTGATAAAGCAGTAGTTAATTGCTGGAATCTTTTTTTAGATTGGTGGAATAAACAAGAGTATGAAGTTGTAGAAATAGAAAAGAAAATCTATTGCAAGAAATATAACTATGCTGGTACTCTTGATCTTGTTGTAAAAGACAAGAAAGGAAATCTTGTTTTGATTGATATTAAAACAAGTAATCATATAACATTTGACTATTTTTTGCAGTTAAATGCTTATAGATTTGCATATGAGGAAGAAACTAAATCAAAAATTTCTAAATCTTTTATAGTAAGATTACCTAAAAAAGATAATGGAATTGAGATTAAAGAAATTCCTCTTAATAAAAAACTATTCAATGCTTTCATTGGAGCAAAATATCTAATGGAACAAATGGAAAGTATTGAAAAATAACATAGGAGAATCTGATGGGATATAATAAACCACAGTACAACAACAATGGCAATTACCAAAAGAAAAGCTTCACTAATAATAGTGGTAGCAATGGTGGTACTGCTGAAATGACATCGACAAAAAAAGATGGTGTCATATTAAAAGTTATCTTAAATAACCAAAATCTAGTATTAAAAGGTTTTTTTGATAACAGAACTAAAGGCTGGAAGTTGTTTCCATACTACGACAAAACGAAACAAAACCCATCTTTTAACCAACCTAAACAACCTCGTAATGAAATGGACGATCAGTTGCCACAATCTGAACAACAATGGAGTCAGGGTGATGCTACTGAATTTAACCCAGAGCAATACGAACAAGAGTTAGGTTAATGTCAGAAGAAGATAAACTAGCTAAATACATTGAGATTAGACCACAAGAGTTTAATCCACATAAAATCATAGCTTATCTTGATGCTTTAGATAAAAGATTTGTAAAAGCAGAGATAAATTATGACAATGTAAAAGATCAAGTACAAGAAGTATTTGATTTTGTAGTTAATGAAAAAATAACTAATAGTTCGTTATCTGTAGCTTCTGCAAAAATACAAGCAACCAATGATGAAAGATATAAGAAAGTAAAATTAGAACTTTCTGATATGAAAAAATTATATCTTTATTCTAAAGTGGAAGCTAAAAATGGTCATAGTTATTGTGATCATTTAAAACAACAATCTATTAATGAGTTAGCCACAGAAAAGTTAACTAGAAACTAATAGTATGTGTGGGGAGCAATCCCCACATAGCTAATGCTTTACTACTTCAAGTCCTTTGATGTCAGTATCTTCCCTAATAACTTCATATGTATAATTGTAATCAACTACTCTAACATCGTCATACTTTACAATTTCGTTTATCGTACTATTTATTTTTGGAAAAGTAGGATAGGTGTCAATAAATCTTAAAGCTATAAAATGTCCATAAGGACTATATCTTGATTCTACTTGTAGTTCTAAATCTGTAATAACTGCATCAATGTCCATTAGGACATCTTACTACTTCTTACGCATAATGTCAGCACCCTTTAGTCCATATATCGCACTAACGACACCAATAAAAATAGCTTGATACCAATAAGGTAAGTTTTTAAAATATTCAAAAAATAAATCTATTCTATCACGAATCGTAGGATCGTCAGAGAACACAGACCAACCCAATAACAAAATAGGAAGAGATACGAGAACAAGGACAAATTCGTCTTTCCAACCATTATCATTACTCTCAATAACTTTCGCTTTATATTCAATTTCGCCTTTCGCCATTTGCTCTGCATGGTGCATTTGAGCATCTGACATCAACTGTTTTGTTCGTTGTTTATTTTGATATATCTTCGCTCCTGTCTTTACACCTAATGATAATAAATTCAACCACATATTACTTCTCCTGTATTTTTTCTATAAGCATATCTATTACATGCTTTGCTTTATCTAAATCTTTAATCTGATCTTTAATTGTTTTATGCTTTAAATTATATCTTGATATGTATTTGACTACCTTTGTTTGACAAGCATTGAGGTTATTATCCATCGCATAGTCTAAAGGTTGGATTTTAAGCTTTTTATACCAATCCCCACCCACTTGCTCGGAAAAGGCAGAATCATCGCTCTGCGTGGCTCTGTGGCTCTTTAATAGGGTATTTTTTAGCTTATTAGACTTTGTCATACTAGTTTTTTAATCCAATCGCCTTTATCGTTTAAGACCATTGGTAAGAGTCTTGGTACACCATTTATGATAATACCACAACCCAAAATAAATCGAGTTTTAAAGTTCTTGGCATAGTTGAAAGCCATAGACTTTTGATTGATCAAGCAACCTACATTCATAGCAAAGAATAGTGCATCAGGGTTTGCCCAGTAGCTAATTAAAAACTTGGTATGATAGTGTCCTTGCACTGCCGACATTCCCATCGTCTGCGATACTTTTAATACATCAGCTGAACGACCATGCGTAAAGAAACATCTTTGTCCATTAGACATTGTAAGTGTTAGATCATCTACCCATTTCCATTTTCTTGTACCCAAAAAATCCCCATATGGTTTTAAAAATTGTTTTGACATTCCAAACTTTAATGCTCGTCTATAAACTAAACTACTATGGTTGCTATCTACTTCTGTAACTTCTGGATATATGTTTTCTATTTCTTTAATATATTCTTTTGCTTTATCTAGTTCTTGTCCAGCAGAATATAAATCTGGGTTGTGTTCGTGCATACTGATTGCATGAAAATCTAATAGATCGCCTATGTTGACTACAAAGTCAGGTTTAAATTCTTTCTTAATTTCTTTTAAAAAGATTATTGCATCTTTGTGTTGATATGGCAAATGCATATCACTAATCACTAAAATTTTTTTATTAGCCATACAAGTATGACTTGTACAATTAATTTGAGATAATGTAAAGTAGTTGACCTAAAACTAAAATTGCTACTGCACCTACACCATACATTAACCAGTTTGTAATTGTGTCAAATTTTTGATCTAGCTTTTCATGTATTTTATCTATGTCATCGTGCATATGTTTTAGATGATTAGATTTTAAATTAGCTATATCTTTTTTGATTCCTGTAATGTGTCCATATAAAGCTATGATGTGCTCACCAGTAGTTTTAGGCTTCCTACTCATTACTTCTTTTTAGACTTTAGCTTTTTTATTCTTCGAGAAATAAAAATGTTTTTGTACAAAGATACCTTTTTACCAAACTTTTTATCAGCTAGTCTTTTTGCTGATTTATATGCTTTGCTTTTCTTGTTAAAAGATTTAGGTTTGCCTAGTCTTTTAGGTCTAGCTTTTGCGTAAATTGGTTTTTTTCTTGCCATTTTTTTTCTTTCTTTTTTTCTTGTATCTAAATTTGCCTATCATTACTCGTAGTGTACCACTCGTAGTAAATCCTGACATATTATTTTTTCTTCTTTTTTTTCATTTTACTTTTTTTTGGTGGTCGTCCTTTTTTACTTCCGTATGTTCCTCGTCCTCTTGGCATGTTTCCTCCTATTAGTTTGCAAATTTACCAGCAGACCATTTAGCCTCTGGTAATCCATTTTTAAATTCTTTTCCATCAAAGGTCAATACTTGTTTTCTATT